ATGAGGATTACGAATGGTGGACTATTTAGACTCAATACCACTGGCGACGGGTCAGGTGTTAGCAATGGTGTATTTCGATTAGTTGGCAACCCTGGGGGACTTAATAGTTTCTACGCTGAACAAACAGTAGCAGGTGGCTATAATTATGCTTCATATGCAGTGTCAAACGGAGGAACTTTTTATCATTTAAATTTTCTTGAAAATGGTACAGCAAGAGGAAGCATTACTTCAAATGGAGTAGCTACTATTTACGCTACCAGTTCTGATTATCGTCTCAAGGAAAACGTCACTCCAGTTTTTGATGGCATCACCCGGCTCAAGCAACTGAAGCCCAGCCGCTTTAACTTTATTTCCCACCCAGACCGCATGGTTGACGGTTTCTTAGCCCACGAAGCGCAAGCAGTTGTTCCTGAATGCGTCGTAGGCATCAAGGACGAAGTGGATGCTGATGACAACCCCAAGTACCAAGGCATCGACCAATCCAAGCTGGTGCCACTGCTGACGGCTGCGTTGCAGGAAGCCATTGCCCGCATCGAAACCCTAGAGGCTGATGTAGCTGCCCTCAAGGGCGCGTAGTCAACGCCACTACTAGGGCGGTCTTCCATATTTGAAAACTGCCGATAAACCCCCTATAATATGGAGGCATTCATTGCCACATCATGACCGCTATTGCATCCAAAGTTGAATCCTTGATGGTTGACCTCCAAGGTAAAATCAACACCTATAACGAAACGGCTGCTACTTTGGAGAAAACCAAAGAAGAAATTATTGCTTTGCAGGGTGCTATCAATGCCCTTAAGGAACTGCAATCTGAAGAAGTTGCCACTCCCGTCATCGCTGATGTTGTTTCTTGAACACTGAGCCAATTCGTTGGTAACTATAAAAGCAAAGGTCTGGACGGTTTTTAAAAAAGAACCAAAACCGGCAGACCTTTTGCCTTCTAGCATGAAGGCGGTAGTCATCAGTAACCGGGAATGGAAAAACTGTCAAATCCTCGACAAGAAAAACAACCACACCTTGGTCAAACTCCCGTTAACCCTAGGAGAGTGGTGGGTACAAGATGATTATTGGTGGGGTTTAGATGGCCGCCCAACACCATCAAAAGAACTTTCTGTCACAACAGAAGTTGGGCGGTTGCATCTACATGTACCTTATTATCAGCAAAAAACAATTGAGGAAGGAGGTTATAGAAGTTCCCTCTACCTATCTTGCGCTTGTGTCGCCATGTACTTGCGACGTGAAGCGTTCCTAAATCCAGAAGAATATTACGACCGCGTACAAGAATTTGGTGGGCACGAATCCCCCTACGCTAACGTTGACCTGCTACGTAGTGTAGGGATCAAGGCCACTTATTACAAGAACGGTGTCCAGGCAGATTTTAAAAGGGCAATCGATCGTTGCTCTCCCATTGTTTGCTGCGTCTTAAATGAAGGACGAATGCGAGAGGTATGTGGTGAAGGGCATTGGATTACCGTCGTGGGGTACGATGAAAATAAACGACGTTATATCGTCAATGATCCCCTCGGAAGATTTTTTCATAAAGATGGCGTATATGAACACACCAATGGTGAAGCCGTAGAGTATTCGGATATCTTCTTTCGTTATAGATGGACCGTAGAAGGATGGGCGACAGGGTGGTATATCGTTTTTGAAGGCTGGTAACCATGTTAATATCAAGCCAGTTCTCAACTTTTTATGGAACCCTTCATCGATGATCTTGCTTCTGGGTTGAAAGCACAACTGGAGGCACTGGAACAAGAGATCCGGCTGGCAGAGACGCAATTAATTGGCAAAAAAGAAGGATTCCTAAAGGTACAAGGCGCCTTGGAACTCATCGGAATCATCAAACAAAAGCAGAATCAACAAGAAAGTGAAAACCTTCTGGCGGGTATTGAATAATATCAAGCAATATACCCCCATCTGGGGTGGAAGCACTCAAGAACTGAGTACAAATCACGAGCCTGCGACAAGTTTATGCACCGTAACTTGTGTTTAGAGTTTCAGGCTCTTTTATGTTCGATACAGCACACGATTACCTCGCTAATCTTGTTGTTTTAAGCCCAAAACTGGCCCGTAAACGTTTTAGGCAACACATTTTTGAGTCCTGGGGTTGGAAATGTGCTTATTGTGACTGTGATCTGAACGAAACCACAGCCACCATTGATCATATCCGTCCGCGCCACAAGGGGGGCAAGAGCACCAAAGCCAACATGGCGGCTGCTTGCGTAAAATGCAACTTCCAGAAGGCATCTCGTCCAGTTTTTGATTACTACAACGAAACCCATCCGTACTACTCAGAGCAAAGAGCCAGTAAAATAAAGATGTGGGTTGAACAGCAACCGGCTCACCTACATTTAACTTCACTATCTACGGAACACGCTGTTCCTTATCTGGATCATGATAGCTACCTCTGCTGGACAGCCAGTTAACCCACAGCAAGGCAGCACGGCCCCTGTTCCTGGACAAACGCAAGCACAGGGGCAACCACAATCAAATCCTGTGCAATTTGCTAAGCAGTATGCAGCAGTTTTGCAAGATGTATTAAATCAACACAAGCAATATCGAATTGCATCTGAATGGGATCATTTGAATAATGGCGCAGAAAGCATGGCCTTAAACGCCCCTGCACAGGCCGCTAATTACAATAGTTGATCATGGCGGACCACGCTAAGGCAAAGCGGCTTGCAAAGGCTCACCTCAAGTGCAACTGCCCAAAACGCACCCCAGACCATCCAACCAAAAGCCATGTAGTAAAGGCTTGTGAAAATGGAAAAGAAAAAATAATCCATTTTGGTCAGCAAGGGGTAAAAGGATCTCCCCATAAGGAGGGGGAATCGGAATCCTATAGAAAACGGCGTGAAAGTTTTAAGGCAAGGCATGCAGAAAACATCAAAAAAGGTAAAATGTCTGCTGCTTGGTGGTCGGCGCATACCAAATGGTGACTTGGCACAACCAATAAGGTAAAATGGTGACACTGGAGAAACTTTAAATGGTTAAACCGACCGACAAAAAAGATTCCTGCTACCGCGATCTTGTACAGACGCTACGGGATAGCACCTACGTGTATAACCAAACCACCATCGTTCATTGGAATTTGATGGGTGGTAAGTTCTATTCAATTCATAAATTGACCGAGACGATTTATCAGGAGATGCAAGAAGGTATTGACACCATTGCTGAGCATATCCGCTCCCTAGACATCAGTGCTCCCCGATCGGTAGAAGACCTAACTTTTTCGTCGTTTCCAAAGTTAACGGAAGACTGCTTTGCCCAAGATAAGTTGATCGAACAACTGGCAGCAAACCACGATAAACTTGCCCTCAATTTTGAAGCCCTGGCGGCGGCTGCAGATAAAATCAACGATCAACTAACCTTGGACTTGGCCGTAGAGCGAGGTCGTGCGCACAAGAAATTCCAATGGTTGCTTAAGAGTACACTGGATTATAAATAACAATCCACCATGTCAGCCTCTCCTATTTTCATTGATACGCTGTTCTTTGCTCCCACAGCGTTAACTGCAACAGGCGTGACAGCCACCTGTGTTGCCGTAAATCAAGACAACTTTGCCCCCGTTAATTTCGGCTTCCAAGTCAATGTGACTACTATTGGCACAAGTGTTGTTGTCCGCTTTGAAGGAAGCCTGGACGGTACAAATTTTTTCAATTTGGCGGCATCTGATACAACCATTTCCAGCAATGGAACCACTGGCCATAGTTTTTCCAATTTTCCGCTTAGAGCAATCCGGGGTAGGCTTGTGACGATTAACACTGGGACGCCTACCGTAGCGTTCATCATGTCCGCAAAATAGATCATGAGTTACTTCGAGAGTTATCAGCAAACCGCATTATTTAATTTCCCTGCGTTAACAACTCCTGGAGTAACAGATGCCGTAGACGTTTACACCGTCAATTACTTGTCAACTCGAAATTACACATTAATTGCTACGGTTGCAAATATTGATACCTCTATAGTTGTGCGTTTAGATGGCAGCGTAGATGGAACTAATTTTGGCGCAATGATTTCCAATTCAATAGAAAGAAACGGTACGTATGCTTACAATGTAAGCGGTTTTCCTGTGAAACAATTGCGTGCAAACTTCTTTTCTGAAACGGGTGGAAACAATGCAAGCGTTAAATTTCAAGTAGCAGCCAACTAGATAAGGGGCCAACTTCTCCACCATTTGGTGATTATGTACTTGTCTCCTTTTATTGGAGGCAAGGCTTCATGTAGGGTCTTAGGGTTGACTTTACCGTTGCGGTATAGATTACTCCAAAACACAACAGTGCCCTCTTTGGGCTTAAATTTACGATTTAAACGTTTGAAGTAAGTTTCACCGCCTTCTTCTACGTCGTTTAAGTAGACCATCGTTGTCCAAGTGCGTTGCCCCATCCATTCCGTGTAAGTTTTGAACTCCGCTGTTTTAGGATGAAAATAATCATTGTGCTCCTTATAGTATTCGCCGGGTCTGTATTTTTGCCCTTGCAAAGCTTCCCCAAGGAAAGAATCTAAATCAAGAAGCCTTCCAAGCCTTTCATTTACCTCAATTACAACTGGATCCGTGAAGGAGTGCAGATTTGCTGTACTACTGGTGCGATAAGATCCCACAAGGCCGCTGTCAGTTGGATCCGCAACTGTTGAGCGTTGTTTTTCTCTATCAATAAGAGCTATCAACTTTTTGCATTCTTCTGTTGTCAAGAAATTATCTAGAACGTATATAGCAACCTTGGAGCCCAACGGAGCATGATTAATTGCCTTTGTTGGTTTTGGGCGATCATATAAATATTCGTAATCAATGACTTCCGGTTCTTCTTTGAAATTTGCCGCTTTTATCAGCATTGAAATCTCCGTTTTTTCTACATTGTGCTCTTCCAGGAAACGTATGATCTGTTTTTTGCTGACCCCAGAGCAGGCACTGGCGATCATGTGGCGAAGCACTAATTCAATGTCCATTTTGTGGGTTGTTGTTGGTTAAAATGTTACAGGATTAAATGAGTGTCGGCAAGTCATGCCATCTGTATTGTTGATAGCCCTTGTTTTTGCCGGCTCATACCTGGTAAGCTTCCTGACCTTCAATTACCGTTCTAATCGACATGAATCATCAAGATGGGAAAGCTTTTTTAAACCAGTACGTCACTGAACGACTGCCTGCATTCGCCCCCAGTGTGTTTGAGGATGGCCCAGATCTACCTTCATTTGCAACGGATATCCGAGGCATGGCGGCTCAACCGCACCGCGACATGGTTTAAATAATTGCTGCTAGAATTAATCCAGTATTGGACGGCCAATGAACTCGGAAGTTTCGGGACTGCCCATGGATGCGGAGTTTCAAATTCATGCCGCAGCCCTGTATGCCAGAGATCTTGACCGTGATGAGCTTGAAGAAGCTTTTATTGATCTCTTCCATCAAAAGATGATCGATCGCCAAATGTTCTTGAGTATTCTCAAGGATCATGGCATTGACGCTGATATCAACCTCAAATTCCTAACCGAAAGCCAAATTTCTTGATCCCATGGCCACCACTAACTACGCCATCAAAGGCACACTTGATACCGGCTCCGTAAAAGCTCTTGATGGCGGTACCCTTGTCACTTACTTGGGGCACAACCCACCGGCCGGTGATCGTGGTTTGATGACACGTTTTTATAGGCTGACTTCTAGCGCCACCAACGGTACTCTCAGCTTTACGATTGACCGTTCAACCGGTGTGGAATCCATTAAATTGTTCCGTCAAAATGGCACCGCTTTGGTGGTTCCATCTGGCTACACATCTTTTGGTGACATTATCAAAACTGGCAAGGGTAAAGGCGTTGTAGGTGCCACCACTTCTGGAGCGGGTCAGGTGTATATTGTGATGCTGACGTTCGAGGGGTATAGCGTTGAGTACAGCGGAAGCGCCAAAGTCGCCTAACGAAGAACAGGTTTCTTCTTTTTTAAATCAATACGGAATCAAGCTAATAGTTTTTTATACCAGCATGCGAACCCATGTCGGTATGGAGATGTATCGTCCATACAAGGATGGTTTTGATAAAGAATGGCGTATTGGTTTTGCTAGTTCTAAGATGTTTGGGCGGCGTGTGGGTCCTGGGCTGCGAGTTACAAAAGAAGATTGCGTTAAACAATTAGTCGAGGATTTGAAGCCTTTTGCTGAATTAGTAGAGCATTACGTACAGATGCCTTTAAACGATAAGCGTAAGGGGGCTATCTTGAGCTATGCGCACAGCATTGGCATCCCTTCATTCAAAGAATGCCGTTTACTGGAGTTAATCAATAAACGCGCTTCAAAAAATGACATCATCCGGGAGTGGTCGCCTTATATCAATCCAATTTATCGCCACAAAGCTCCATTTTTACTGCAGCGCCGCCGAGCGGAACTCAATATGTTCTTGGCGCCTGACAAAGAAATCCCTACGCTGTATAAGCATAAATGCAAGTTAAAACAGTGTTTGCTTAACGTAGCAGAATGCTACAACCAGACCCCGAACCAGATTAAGGCGATGGAGTATTTGGAGCGGAAGCTGGTGGAATGGGATCAGAATGGGGAGGTTCTTCGTCGATTTTGGCGGATTTGGAATACTGTTCCAGGAGGTATGGACTCACCACGGAATTTTTTGAAGTCAATTGATCCAGAAAATCAATCAACTGAAGCTCAGGAGTGAGGTGGTAAATAATCTTGTCATAGTCCATTTGTACTGACCTCCCTGCGCTTGAAGGCAATTTTTAGAAGAACAAGGTAACCAATCAAATCCATGATGACATCCTCATCGGTAGCAAGCAAGCCAACACCTTTCTGGATTCGATTTAATTTATCGTCAATTCGCACCAAGATTTGCTCTTCTGCCGATGCCTGACTAAAAATACGTGCAGGATTCAATGCAGAATCGCCATATTTTTCGTTTTTACTAAGCAATAGCTCTTTAACTACGTCGCAAACGCTGGCAATTTCTAGCTGGGTTTGGGCGGACATCTGTGTTTAGGGCTGTCAGAATATATTACATGAAACCACAAGGAAGTCAAGGATACGGTGTTGACAACCGTTATCGCGGCATGAAACCAGCGCAGGATAATAAAACTGGGCAGCAATTTTTAAATCAATACGTGCAACAAAAACGGATTGCCGATAAAGATCCCATTGGTGACCAGCGCCAGCAGCAAGGTCGTGTCATCATGCCTGCCATGGGGGGCACCGTAGCTGTTAGTGATATGCCGAGCAATATAACCAATACAGATGCGCAAGCCAGTTATCGCAACCCTTTCCGGGCTCGACATTTTTAGCAAATTACGGCCCCCAATTCAGAAAATACTTCCTTGAAACGAGTGGCCTGATCAAATCCGTATTCAAGTCGGGGTAAGTAGACAAAATAACCCCAAGTCAAAGGTGTTCGAGAAAATTCAAAAGTCCTTCCATGTATAAAGTATGGTCGGGTTTTTGGTATGCATACAGGATAGTCCCAAATTTGTTGGCAGGTACGAAGAGTTTCGTGGTTTGTGGCGTACATAATTGCTTCTGGCACATTACGTAATTTCCATTCACGCTCCAAACGTAAAAACCACGCTTTTGCTGGAGAAGACGAATTGCTACCACTATGCAAACCCCATCGATAAGTGCCTCGTATTTTGTTCCAAGAGCAACGCCCGTAAGTTGGTGGAAACATATAGGTAACTCCACACCAAGGCTCTTCAATATTCAAGCCATCTTCTTTGGGTGTATAGATTTGCTTGGCTCTGAGAAATTCATTATTGGCTCGTTCGGTAGTGCAAGGATCCAGGTCAATGTCACCAAGCACTGCATCAATGTACGGTAAATAATCGACAGGCGTCAACCAATCTGTATCCAGGGAATAAACGTGAGAAGCTGCCTTGTATCGCGCATATTTTAAACTTGGCGGAAGCTTTAGTACCATTTATCAAAGAAACAACGGGGACTTTTCTTGTTCAATTTTGTAGTTAATCAAGCGCATTTGTTTTGAATCTTGAATAATAAATAGTGCACTTTTGCCGGGTACAAGAGCTTCTGCTTCTACGATGGCCTTGCGCATGACTTCAGCTGGGCCCTCTTGTTCTTCTGATTTAAAATCATGTTGAGCTTGAAGCAATGCCGGCAACGTCAAATAGAATGCCTGGTTTTCTTGCTCTGCCTCTGGCATGTAAATCAATGCCCCAGGACCTTCATTAGAATACATTTTTAAGTAATGTTCCGCCATGTCCACACAAATCCTTTCCAGAACAAGTTCCGCCATCTTTTGCTCTGTTTCGGAAGGCGTAGTAAACAGTAGCTTTGAAACTTTTTGATTCCTGTCTTTATCCAAGGGTTTGGCTCCCAACTGGCGACATCATAGCAAGGGCGCGTTGCTGTTCCAACTCCTCTCGCCTAAATTTGACAAAATGCCCCAGACCAGAACGTTTCAACGTTTCACGAATTCTTGGCAATGGTTGATAGATAACAACCATTTTCTGCATGTTTCCAATTTTTTTGATTAGCTTCCCGTTTTCATCGCGTAACTTCATGATTTCATTTTGCCGCAGTAAATATTCAGCTACGCACCTGTAACGGCGTTTTGTTGCCAGGTCAATATCGGGAAACCGTTCACAAATGGTGGCTGGTTTCATATCGCTGAAAGTAATTCGTATTTGATCTGCCAATGAGAGGCCCAGAACAAGGTCATTGCTGCTGGTTTCGTAAGTTTTTACCAGCTCCAAGTAACGACGTAAATCAAAATCCTCAAAACTGCCTGACGGCGGGATAAACATTTCGACTTGTTGAGCCAAGGACGATACGAGTTTCTCTTCATAGTTCTCTACCGTAACCTCATCAATATCCAGCTTATTGAATCTATAACTAAGATATTGATGCCGCCGTGGATCGGGCGCATCCAGGAGATCAAAGTCATCGGGGGAATCTTCTTCATCGGACAGTAGCTCGATCACGGCAAAATTGCTTTGTGACAGTAGCTTAACAATTTTTCTGCGTTTTGGGAAGAGCTTTTGCTGACCATTGGCGTTCATGCTCTATGGTGAGCACCCAAATTTGGTAATTTCGTAATGGTTCCATGTCTTTGTAGTTTTCTGGTTTTGGTCTATTCCCGTAATTACAGGCCTCCCACAGGGCTTTGGCCATATTTTTTTGTTGATTGGTCATCAGGTATTCCAACGCCTTGGTGGACAATGATTCCAAAAGTGCGCTAAACTCCTGCTTAAACGGACTGCTGCTATGAAAAAGTCTTTGACTTGGGCCGAACTTCTTTTGGTTTTGGTTTTGTTCCCCCCTGGTGTGATTGGCATTCAACATTTGTACGGGTTTGTTTCGGATAGAATCAGCATAGAAGTGCATGTCAAGAGGTAAGCATCATGGGTGGTAGTGCTCCGAGCCCCCCAACAATTGTGATGAGCCCACCGCCACCCCCTCCAACGGTTTATCAAAATAAAAACCCTAAAGAGGCCTACATTGCTTTGGCGGATTACGGAAAGCGTTTGTATGATCAAACGCAAGCCGCTATTGCAGAATCAAATGTCATAGGCGGAACCCCTGAGCAAATTGGCCAGCGCCAACTGGAGACTGAAGCTCGGTCTGCAGCAGCTTACGCCAGTAGCTTACCCCGAGCGGCTTCTGCTTCACTGAAACAGGTCTCAGCAGATTTGTTGCAAAAAGCAAAAGATCGTGCTGCCGCTGGTCCCCCGCGCAGTGCAGGGACTCCTGATTACGTGCCCCCATCTTGGGTGTATGGTCAGACCGCGCAAGAAATTAAAGATTCGCAAAAAACAGGGTAACTTTTAACAAAAGTTTTCATCGGTAAGATCAAAGGTGCAGTTATAGGTTTCTTTTAATACGTCATACGATTCAATAGGTAATAGGACTACGGATAGGCCTTCTTCCGTGGTAATTTGATAATGAACCTTATCGTCAACTACACGAGCTATAATTTCATCAAAATATTCTTCAAATTGATCCAAAGAAATGTGTTCCATGGAGAGTAAGCGGTTAACGACAGCTTAGCAGGCCTTGGGTTTATTTCACG